CAAGCCGACGCTGGATGAGATGCGACAGTTGCTCCGCGATAACGCCGCCGACGTGGGGACGCCTGGCAGGGACGCTGAGTACGGTTGGGGGCTGATTAGGCCAAAGGATATGCTTGGGCCGCCGCCTCCACCGGATCCGCCGATCGATCCACCGGGGCCTCCAGACCCGCCTGTTGTTCCGCCGGCCGAGAGAATTCGCAGGTTGAAGGGGACGATCGCGGGAAGCGTTCCAATCGAGCTTGACGTCTTCTATGATTGATTCGTGACACGTGTTTTCTCAAAAGGGGGATCGCATGAAGGGAAAAGGCGCCGGCAAAGTCGGCAAATCTGGGAAGGTTTCCGGGCTCGGAACCAAGGGCAACGTCAAGAACGGCGGCGTGGGGCCGGCGCCGCCACAGGCGAAGAGCACCAAGCCTAAGGGCAAGTGAACAGGCAACGGGGCGGCTTCGGCCGCCTCTTGTTTTCTCCGGATCGGAACCGATGGCCAAGAGACGATCCAATCTCACGCAACAGCCAAATCTCGATCACATCTCCGAGCAACTGCGACCATTCGCCGTCGCGGTTGACCTGCTGACGCCAGACCCCGCGAACGCCCGTAAGCACGGCGAACGCAACCTGGAGACGATCCGGGCTTCGCTCGTCAAGTTCGGGTTCCGCCAGCCGATCGTCGTCCAGAAGCAAGGAATGATCGTTCGCGCCGGCAACGCTCGGCTGCTGATCGCAAAGACGCTCGGATGGACGCACGTTCCCGCGTTGATCGTCGATGAAGCGGACGTCGAGGCGACGGCCTACGGGATTGCTGACAACCGGACGTCGGAGTTGGCCGAGTGGGATAAGGAGATTCTGGCAAGCCTCCTGGAGAGCCTGCCGGATGCGGACGCTGCTGGCTGGAACGAGGCGGAGTTGAAGGGCCTGCTGAAGCGAGAAACGAGCGATCAGACGGAATCACTAAGCGATCTTTTCGAGGTTGTGGTGGAATGCCAAAGCGAAAAAGAACAGCAAGATCTCGTCGACGAACTGATGACGAGGGGGCTGAAAGTAAGGGCTCTCATTGCGTAAAGATTGCGCGACGCAGCGTAATTCACCGCTCCGCACGCGTAGTGCAACTTGAGGGACTGTTCGATATACCCCGAGCGGCGGAGTCGAGCCTTGAATGGACTGTCAATCTATCCATGCCTGAGGAGTGGTCGATTGGCTTGATTGTAGGCCCTTCCGGGTGCGGCAAAACAACAATAGCCGAGGAGTTCTTTCCGCTTCACCGCTCGTTTGAATGGCCCGCCGGCAAGTCTGTGGTGGACGCTTTTCCCCAGTCGATGCCGATTAAGGAAATTGTGGGTATACTTTCCAGCGTCGGCTTTTCTAGTCCGCCGGCTTGGTTGCGGCCGTTCCACGTACTTTCCAATGGTGAGCAGTTTCGGGTCAGCATGGCGCGAGTTATTGCGGAGGCGACTGACGTCGTCGCTGTCGACGAATTTACCAGCGTCGTGGACAGGACTGTAGCCCGAATTGGCAGCTGCGCCATCGCCAATGCGATAAGGAAGAACCACAAGCGATTCGTGGCCGTCTCTTGTCACTACGATATTGTCGATTGGCTTCAGCCTGACTGGATGTACGAGCCGCATACGGAGACATTCTCCCGGAGGTCACTTCGGCGACGGCCCGACATTGTCCTCGAAGTCCGCCGCGTTAGAAGCGATATTTGGAGCGTGTTCAAAAAGCATCACTATTTGAGTCACGATCTAATGAGGGCGTCCAAATGCTATGCGGCGTTCGTGGACGGCAGACCGGCGGCATTTACCGCGGTACGCTCCTTTGCTCACGCACATGCGCCCGGCTGGGCGGAACATCGGACCGTATGTTTGCCAGACTTCCAGGGCGTCGGCATCGGCAATGCGCTATCCGATTTCGTGGCGGCGATGTACTCTGCAACCGGGAAACCTTACCGCAGCGTCACGAGCCATCCGGCAATGATTTACCGCCGGGCTAAATCGCTCATCTGGCATATGACCCGGCGGCCCTCGCATATCCGCGACAGGATAACAGCCGACAAGACACGGAGGCTGACGGCGTCGTTTCTCTATATTGGACCAGCCGACCTTGAGGCGGCCAGGGAATTTGGTATCATAACTGACAAGGGGGTGGCATTATGAAAGCCTTGTCGGTTAGACAGCCTTGGGCAAATCTCATCGCTAGCGGACGCAAGACGATCGAAACGCGACCCTGGGCAACGCGTTACCGTGGACGACTGTTGATCGTGTCGAGTAAGCGCGGGACTGAACCGCCGTTCGGAGTCGCGGTCGCGACCGCGACGCTTGTTCGCTGCCTCAGGATGGCGGACCGGGATTCGCAGGCTGCTTGCATTGCTAAATACACGCGAGCCTACAGTTGGATTCTCCGCGACATTCAAGCAATCGAGCCGTTTCCCGTGCGCGGGCAACTTGGCTTGTTTGATGTGGACTTGACGGACCAAAACACCGCATAACCGGAAACCTACCCCTTGAAGTGCACGGCCAAATCAAAGCGAACGAAGAAGCAGTGCCAAAATTGGGCCATGCGCAACGGCAAGTGCTATCACCACGGCGGCGCAAGCCTTTCCGGTATCGCAAGCGGGACCTTCAAGGACGGCCGCTACTCCAAAGTGCTCCCAATCGGCCTACTGGAGCACTACCGCCAATCGCAGAACGATCCCGAACTACTGGCGATCGTCGGCGAAATCAACCTAGTCGACGCTCGACTCCGCGAACTGCTGGGCAAGATCGATTCGGGCGAAAGCGGCGCCGCGTGGAAGCTGCTCAAGCAGTCCGCCTCCGAGTACCGCAAGTCACTTCGTGACCGCGACACCGAGGCAATGGGCCTGGCGATCGCCAACATGCTCCGACTGATCGACAAGGGCGCGGGCGAGTACCGAGTCTGGCAGGAGATCGGCACGCAGATCGACAGGCGCGCCGAATTAGTCGTCCGCGAACACCGTAGAATGGTTGACAACGACGAGCTCGTAGACCGAGATCGAATCCTAGTGTTGTTGTCGGCGTTGGCCGGGGTAGTCCGGGAGCATGTCCAAGATAAAGCGACTCGCGCGGCAATATCCGACGGACTTACTCGAATTCTTGCGACAAGCAATCTCTCCGACGCGTCCAGAAACCGGGAGCCTATTGACGTGGGCTGAGCGGTTCTTCCCGCACTATTTCGAGAAGCCGTCTTCGGACATGCACCGTTGGCTCTCGGATCACCTGCACGATTTCCCAGACAATCGCGGATCAAAACTTTCGCTGCTCGCGCCGCGAGGAAACGCCAAGTCCACTTGGGGTACGTTGCTGTTTCCCTTGTACTGCGCGATCGAGGGGCACGAACCGTATATCTGGATCGTCTCGGATACGATCGGGCAGTCTGAGTCGCACTTGGAATCCATCGGCGCGGAGATCCTGGAAAACGACGCTCTGCGGGAAGCGTATCCAGCTGAGGTGACGGGCGCCAAGGTTTCGCGCGGAGAGATCCGGCTTGGCAACGGCTGCAAGATCCAGGCGTTTTCCACGGGCCAAAAGGTTCGCGGGCGTCGTCACCAGCAGCACCGGCCGTCGCTGATTATTCTGGACGATCCGCAGAACGATGAGCACGTGATTTCCCCGGACCAGCGAGATAAGCAGTGGACGTGGTTCACCAAGGCCTTACTGAAGGCCGGCACGCTGCAAACAAACGTCGTCGTTCTCGGGACTGCCCTGCACCGTGAGTGCATCGCCTGCCGTTTGCTGGAAACCGCCGGTTGGGAAAAGCGCAAGTTCCAATCGATCGTCAGTTGGCCGAGTCGTATGGATCTTTGGGCCGAGTGGGAAAACGTCTACTGCGATCCGTCGAACCAAGACGCCTCGGCGGACGCGCGGGCGTTCTTCGATCGATACCAAACCGCCATGGAAGCGGGCGCCGAAGTCCTCTGGCCGGATCACGAATCGCTGTACGACTTGATGCGGATGAGGGCCGAGGAAGGGCACACGTCCTTCTCCTCGGAAAAGCAAAACGACCCGATCAACCCGGAGGCCTGCGAGTTCCCCGAAGAGTATTTTGCGTCCCATATTTGGTTCGACGGCGAGATCACGAACCCGACGATCCGGCTGACGTCCCTGGATCCCAGCAAGGGCCGGGATACCCGACTGGGCGACTATTCGGCCATTATTTCGCTCGAAGAAAAAGAGGGGATCTTGTACATCGACGCCGACATGAAACGGAGGCCGACGACGCAGATGATCACGGACTTCTGCCGGATCTCGAAACGACTCGGCGCGGAAGGCTGCGCCATTGAAACGAACCAATACCAAGAGTTGCTTTTGCCGGACATTGAAGCGGAAGTGGAAAAGCAGGGATTCGTCCTGCCGCTCTACCAGATGAACAATCTCGTAAACAAGCGGGTGAGGATTCGGCGGATCGAACCCTACTTGGCACAACGCCGGCTGCGGTTTCGTCGTGGTTCGCCGGGGGCCGTGTTGCTGGTAAACCAACTGAAGGACTTCCCGATCGGGGATCACGACGACGGGCCGGACGCTTTGGAGATGGCTATTCGCCTGGGCTACTACTTGACATCGGGGCAAGAGGAAGACGGCCTGGGGGATCAGATACCGCTGTACGCTTGAAAGGGCTCGTGTGGAACTATTGCTGGCGACATGTCACTACAACCCCTGCGGATACCGGCGCCCGCTCGAAAACTACTGGCGGTTCCGCAAGGCTCTGGGCAGGGATGACATATTGCGGACAGTCGAGGTTTCGTTCAATGGGCGGTTCGAAATCTCCGACGCTTTACACGTCGAAGCCAACCCGACCCAAGTCATGTGGCAGAAGGAACGCTGCCTAAATCTGCTGGTGGAACGATTTGATCCGGACGTCTACGCCTGGTTGGACGCCGACCTTCTGTTCTCTGGTCCCGACTGGCCCGAGAAGGCCTTGGTCCGAATGGGTGAAACGCCCGTGCTACAACTGTTCTCCGGAATCGTCATGCAGGACGAAACAGGATTCCCCGAGTCGTTCCGTCACTCGATCGTGGCCCACCGTTTGTCGCGAACCGGGCAAGCGTTGACGTCACCCGGCGGGGCATGGATGGCGCGGCGGGACGTGCTGCCCAAGATCCCGTTCGACGACAATATCGTCGGCGGTGGCGACGACGCGTTCGCGCGGGCGTTGCTCGGCGACTGGGAAGCGATGGTTCCCCGGATGCCGGGGCCTTGGTTGCGCCGATACCTGCAAGAGTCCGTGCCGCTGTACCGATCGCTCAGGGGGCGAACCGGCTACCACAATCAGACAGTTACCCACCTTTGGCACGGCCGGAAAGAGGATCGGCAGTACGTGGAAAGGCACCGCATTTTGGCGGAAAACGGATTCGATCCAGCCGAAGACGTTAGGATAGCGAAGAACGGATTGTGGGAGTGGGCGTCCGACAAGCCGGCTTTGCACGACGCCGTAAAGCGGTATTTTGAGGGCAGGGCAGAGGACGGCGTCGTGGTGGCGTCAAAGGGCGATAGGGCTTACGTGGAGGTGATGCGATAGATGGCGGAACTGCTTCTCAAGGTTGGCGACAACTCTTCCTACGTGGATGGCGACGTACTTTGTGCGTTCAATCGTCGTCAAATTCGTCGCTGCCACGCGGAGCATTTGTGCCAAGTGAGAGGGCTGGGACATAGGCCAGCGGATTCGTTGGCTCGGTGGCTGCGAGAGCACACGCATCAGTACCGCTTCGATCGGCTGAGCAAATACGAGGTTCGGCGAACCAATCTGCTGACTGAAGAATCCGAGGTATTCACCCACGTCAAGTTTCGGACCCAAGAGGGCGAGAAACACATAGACGTACCATTGTTCGTCCGCCGCCGTCTCAAGCACGATCAACACAGCATCTTCGGTTCTCCTGGGGCCGAGTTTTGGTACGGAGGTCGTATTGATTTCAGTCACACCAACCTGGATAAGGTGTGGTCCAAAATCGAGGAACTAACCGATCGGACAGAGGTAGAGGAACAGTTTAGCCTGTGGCCGATGGGACGATTGGACATCCGCCATCACCTGGCAGTCCGGACGCAAGATTTTACCGACGGGGAAGCCGAGTGCTTGGTTTCGCCTCAATTTGAGTTGAACCAGGATGGGGAACCTGTGCTAGACGAAGAGGGCGGCCGAATCGTGCTTGCCAAGCGCGACATCCGGGTTGATTGGAAAGCGGAGCTTTTGGACGACTTGCAGGTAACTGAAAATCAGGTCCTCAACCCCAACTTCCCAGTAGGTCGCGTTATTACTATCCCCGGTCAAGGTCGAGTGAGACACGAGAGCAAATCCCAGCCGACTCAGTCGGACCGATCAAGGTTGCAGAGCAAATCGCTTGGCGGGAGGTTGCCTAATGCCTGACGTGGTCAAATCAATCGGCACTGACTCCCGAGACTACAGTACGATTACAGCCTGGGAAGCGGGTATTGACAACACCACTTATCCGGACGCAGATACCCATGTAATCGGCGAATGCTACAATGATTCGGCGTTTGATGAGTCGGTGACGATAAATGCATCAGCAAGCAACGTGACGAAAATTACGCGTACGGTTGCGGAGGGAGAACGGCATGACGGGACGGCGGGGACGGGGGCGAGGATAGTTGCCAGTGGTTCTAGGATTGTCACGCTATCTTCCGCGGCCGCAATTCCGATAACCTGGAGTTGGCTGGAACACAATCACAACGGCAACGCGTCAAATACACCGGTGTTGCTGCCTGGTTCTGGTAGTAATGACAATAGTACCTCTCGAACAATTCAAAACATAATAGTACATGGCAATCCTGGCGCTAGCAACCGATGCACAGGATTGTATCACGCTTACGATGGTCCTGTTAACATATTGAATAGCCTATGGTATGACCTCGATTATCCATTCAATATATATGTTGGCGTATTAATATTTAACGGGACTGCGTCGGCATCAGTTGTCGTAAATAACTGCACGGTCCACGGTTGCGTGAGTGCCCACTCCTCAACGTTTGGCATTACTGGTGGAACCGGAGCCACGGTTACTAATACCGTAGTAACTGACGTGGTTGGTACTTCGGACGGAGTGTGTTTTGGTACCATCAATGCGGCGTCATCCCACAACGCCTCTTCCGACCTCACAGCATCCGGCACCGGCAGCCTTACTGAAATCGACCCAGCCGACCAGTACGTGAGCACGGTCGAAGGCTCCGAAGACCTGCACCTCAAATCAGGTGCGGACTGTATCGACGCCGGCACGGACCTGGGGACGTCTCCAACCGGCGTCAACATCGACATCAACGGCCGGGACAGGGACGCGGAAGGCGACACATGGGACATTGGGGCGGATGAGTGGACGGCCGATGATGTTCCTGTTCCAGGCTCCCCTTGGTACTACAATCTCCAACAAACACTATTGGCGGGGTGACCTGTGAACCGAATGCTTCCCGTCGATACCGCCGTCACGCTAATCGTCAACGTCGCCCCGTTGATGGACGATACCGATTTTATCACGCGAGAAACGGGCATCGCCTACGACGAGGCCGGTATGGACCTGGTATGGACGTTCCAGGCCGTCGACGGGACGATCACCCAAACGGCCGTCACTCCTACAACTGGCGGTGACTACGACTGGACGCACGTTGGCGACGGCATCTACAAAATCGAGATGCCAGCTTCGGGCGGCGCATCGGCAAACAACGACGCGAAAGGCTACGGCTACTTCAGCGGCATCTGTGACGGCGTGCTCGCTTGGGTCGGGCCAACTTACTCGTTTGTTCCGACTGCGGTGGTCAATTCGCTGGTGGGTGGAACGGATACGCTTCCGGTGGACGCCCCAACTGTCGAGCAGATCCAATCCGGGCTGATCGTCAAAGGCGAAACGCTGCGATACACCCAGGTTGCCAAAGACGACGGCAATTTATCATCGGATACGAAGGTGGAGGATATTCCGTGAACGTATTTGGGAAAGCGTTTGATTTCGACGATGACGGAAACAGCGTTTTCGGGCTGGCGTTTTCGTTCACTTATCCAATCGTTGTTTCGGCGGATTTCCCGGCCGACTGGCTCGGCTCCGTGGAACTGGACGCAACGACGCCACTAGGCTGGCTCGGATCGATCTCTGTAGACGCCGATCTTCCGGCCGAGTGGGGAAGCTCTGTTAGCGAAGTCTTCGCGGACGCGAACTTTCCCGCCGACTGGCTTTCCTTTGTCGCGTCCTCGCCGACGTTCCCGATCGATTGGGACGCCACTCTTTCCGGGGCCGGCTACCTTGTCCGCGCCAACCCGCGTTCCCGCGTTGTTGTTCCCGATCCGCGTTCCAGAGTCGTCCACGCCAACCCGCGCTCACGCGTCGTAAGGGGCCTGTCATGATTGCGGCCGCGAACGGAATCACGAAGCTTGCCGGTGAAACGTTGACGATCCTTGTCGACTTTACGGAACGCCTGGATGCCAACGAACTGCTGACTGGAACCCCAACGGTGACGCAAGTCGGACTGGCTGTCACAGGGGTTGCAGTTACGACTGTGGATCTCACGAAGGACGGCGTCGAGATCGCGGCCGGCAAGGGCGTGCAACTGCTTTTGGCCGGCGGCACTCGCGGATACCGCAACTGGGTGGAAGTGCTGGCCGATACCGACAAGGGCGGGCCGGACAGGACGGGGCTCAAGTTCCAGGTGACTGTCGAATGACAATCCCGACACACCTGTGGGCCGAACTCTTGCCGGAAGAAACCGCCGCCTACGATTCGTGGCTCAGGGCCTGGCACCGGCATTCCGCCGCGCAACGGGATTTCGGTGAACGTTGACGGAGGGCCGGTGCGGATCACGGCCCACTTTGGCGACTCTCCCGGCGGGATCGTTGTCCCGCTCGGGGAACTGTCCGGGTACTGCCGGTTTCCGATTTCCCTGAGCGAGGAACCGCTGTCCGTGCTGGCGGAGAACGTCGGGGATCTTCCGGCGACCGTGGTTGTGGTGGGGCTGTCGACAAGGGTGAGAGATGCCGACCGAAACGCTACTTCCTGATGCGATCGTATCGGCTGGAGGCTGGATCAACAGCGGGACTACTGATCCGGCAACATTGACCAATATCGACGAAGGCGTAACAAGCCCAGACGGTGATTCGGTTGTAAGGGACGATACCGGCCCCCTAGTGATCGGCTTTCCTTCGCCGTTCCCTTCTGTTGCGTCGATAAACGAAATTCGCCTAAGGATCAGAGCAAGAAGGGGCGGAGATTCCGCAATCCTTGGTATGGATCTGCTGAACGGGTCAACGGTACTCGGATCTTTTCCGGTGCAGGATTTAGAGGACTTCGATTTTATAGATCTCACCCTAAACCACTCTGATGCTGGCAACGGGCCGCCCTATTCGAGTGTTGATGATTTGCGCATCGAACTTGACGCTCCCTTTGCAAATAACCCACTGATTGACGCATTGGAGTTGCTGGTCGATTACACTGCTTCCGTCAACAGCGACGCCACGATTCCCATCGAGTGGGTGGACGCTGTCGAAGCCGAAGAAACCTTCCCCGTCGCGTGGCTAGCTGATCCAAGCACGGATGCCGATCTTCCCGTCGAGTGGACGGGATACGGCGAAATCGGGATCGCCTTCGATTTCAACGTCGCGTGGCTCGGCGCGCCGTCTGGCGACGTAGTCTTGCCGGTGTCGTGGCTCGCCGATTCGTGGGCCTGGGCGTTCCCGATCGAGTGGACGGCGTCGATCTCCCAGACGGCCGCTTGTACGTTCCCTACGCCTGTCTCGCGGGACGCATTCTTCCCGATCGAGTGGGTGAACGCGAATGAGTGCGCCACGTTCCCCGTCGAGTGGCTGGGCTCGCCCGTCTCAGATCCGCTGTTGAATTTCGAGTGGCTCGAGCCGTTCGAAATCGACGAAATCATGCCGCTGGAAATGCTGCTCAGGATTGCGGCCGACGCGGATCTTCCGGTATCTTGGCCGTCGCTGACTGTGGTCGACGCGGACGGGATCTTGCCCGTCGAGTGGCGGACGATTCTGGTTGTCGATTCTGACGCCGTGCTTGTGCTGGACTGGCTGGGTTCGCCCGCGGTGGATCAATCGATCAATCTTGATTGGCTCGGAAGTCTCGAAGCCGACTGGACGTTTCCCGCCGCTTGGCTGCTGGGCCTGGAATTTGATTCTGCCGACTTCCCGGCCTCCTGGGGGCTGACAGTTTCTCAAACGCTTTCGCTGCCGTTGGCTTGGGCGGGCACGGCGACCGTCAACGGCGAGCTTTCGCTCGATTGGCAATTGGCTCTCGAGCATGCCTGGGGCTTCCCGTTCGATTGGGACCTGGGCGTTGTCGCGGACTGGACGTTCCCCGTTGCGTCGGTCGCTGGGGCCGCGACGGACTTCTCCGGGCCGTTGGCCTGGGCAGGGACAGTGCCACACGATGTGGTTGCGCGGATTGAGTGGACGACGGGAATTGAAGCGGACAGGGACTTCCCGGCTGACTGGATCTTAGGAGCCACCGCGACGGCTGATTTTAAAATCGCATGGCTGATCGCACTCGCGGCCGACGTCTCGCTGGCGTATTCCCGGCTCGGCTCGCCGGCGGCGGATCGGCGTTTGAATCTGGATTGGTTCGCGGAAATCGAACTGGACGCGGTGTCCTTCCCTCTGGAGTGGCTGCTGCTCACTACGCTCGATTCGGATCACGTTTTCAACGCTGACTGGCTGGACAGACTGAGCGTCGATTACACGTTCCCCGTCGAGTCGCTGTTGCTCACAGTCTTGACGGTTGACGCGGATTTCGGCACAGAATGGACGCAGGGGGTTTCGGCGTCGGCGTCGTTTGTCGTAAGCTGGTTAGTATCTCCGGCGGGCGATGCGGTGCTGAACGTCTCGTGGTCCGGGGCGTTGACGGCAACGGTTGCGTGCAGTTCACAGGGCTGGTCCGCCGAAGATTCGGGGACCTGTTGGGAGGCTTAACAGATGAGCATCGGTGCGGGAGACCTGGCGTTTTATGGCTCGCAATCAATGCCGGATTCGGACACGCCCACGGAGATCGGCGGGGCGATCAAACTCACAACCAAGATGGAGTTTACCGACATTACGCCGGCGGGCGCCGTCGAGATGGTATCGGACGCGGCCGGTGACACCACCCAAAATATCACGGTTGTTGGCCGGAACGCGGCGGGCGAACTCATCACCGACACGCAGACGGTCAACGGTACGACGGCCGTGGACTTTGTTGGCACTTTTGAGCGAATCCTGAAGGTGACCAAATCCGCCGCCACCACGGGGACGCTGACGATCCGCAAGGACGCGGCCGGCGGAGATCTTGTCTTGATGGCGCCCACTATCACCGAGGTTCGCAGGATCCACTATGCAGCGGTGGCGGACGTCGCGGGCGGAAGCGAGCGGAAGTACTATGAGAAAATCTTCTGCAAAAACGAGCACGCGACGCTTTCGCTTCTGACGGCGATGATCAAGGAGAACTCCGATCCGTCCGGTCTGCTGGCGTTCGCGCTCGAGACCACGAAGGACGGGACGGGAACGAACGGCGTCGGGAACAATCGGCTTGTGGCGCCCAGTTCGGGCGTCTCGGCGTTCAACGGATCGGACAAAGCCGTCCCCGATACGGACCTTGCGGCCGATGAAGCGATCGGGATCTGGACTGAGCTTACGCTTGCCGCCGGAACTGCGGCCGCGAAATCGTCGTATGGGCTCAGGGCGACGGGAAATACCACGTAAATACCAAAGGCGTAGTGCCCCTGAGTGCCGGTCTGTGGAGCCGGAACAGGGGCCATTTGGCGGGTAGATTAAATCGGTAAATCGCCGGGCCTGATATGCTCGGAAACGTTCGGTTCGAATCCGGACCCTGCCGCTTATTTGAATGTTTGGTTGAATTGATAGATTGAGCGCAAAAGAAAAGGGCCGGGCGTGCTTGGTAAGCACCCGACCCTTTTCCAAAATCATCACGACAAGGGAAGTGTAAAAACGTGGCTGTTGCATTTCAAGGGTGCGAAGGTTTTAGTCAGCCAGTTTTCCTCACTCTCGCTTCGTTTGTCGTAAGGGACGGCGGCCAAATCGCTGCCGGTTGGCGAGCCTCGGGGAATAGCTCCGCAGAGGCCACACGGGGCGGAAATAGACGACAATTTCCGTATTTTCGATTGCTTGCGACTCAAATTCCAAATCCAGGCTACTTCCAAAGCTGAAGACCTGGTCCGTGGGAGATTGCTAGCAGATCGAACGCCTTTGCTTGTGATGGCGGAAGAACCAAAAGAGACCGCACCGTACTAATACCACGGGAAAAAGCCCGTCGTATGCGCGTTGAGTGGAAAAATGGCTCATGGGCTTCTGGCGTCGACTGTTTCAGTGGATCTTCAACCCGACTCCGTCGCCGGCTCCGCCTGGCGGTCGCCCGACGGGGCGGCTTCTGGATCTGATAAACGGCAACCGAGAAACGCCGTTGACGCTGCTACTGAATCTGGAAAACGCCGCTCGGGAAAACTCCGCCTGGCAATCAGAGCACCGCATGGTCGGGCACGCTCCGGACTTCGGCGGCAGGATGCGCCGGCACAACGCAGGCTTTCCGGCGGCGGAGAACGCGGCAAGCGGAACCAGCGACGAGGACGTCTTCGGCATGTGGATGAACTCGCAGGGCCACCGGAAAAACATGCTTTCACCGCAGTACAATTTTGCCGGGTACGCCGAAGTGGACGGCTACTGGACGTTGTGCTTGTCCGCGGACTGAAGGGCGAAGGATGGAAACGAAACCGACATACGTCCTGCATATTCGCCCGGAACCAGATTCGGCCGTCGAGTCGCTGGCGGACCTGCGCGCCGTCCTGAAAAGCGTTGCTCCGCCGCTACCGTGTGCGGATTGTCAAGCTGGACGAAATCGCACCCAAGGCGACGGCGCATGACGAAAACGCTCTCTAAATTCCCCGGCGAGTCTCGCGGTTTCTGTGTGGACTTCAGCCCGAAACTGGCCAAGGGTGAGGTACTCAACGCGGTTGACCAGATCCTGGTTGACCCGCACCCGCTGACCGTCGATAACACGTCACTCAACGGTCCCAAGGCTCAGTTCGTCGTTCAGGTCGGCGGCGTCGCAAACCAAAAGTACCACCTGCTGGTACGCGTCACCACGAACGCGGGCCGTAAGCTCGAAGCCCTTTGTCCACTGCTGATCCGTCGTCCGTATCCGGATCTGTTCGTGCTGATCGGCGAAGACTACCTGACAGCAGAGAGCCGAAACTTCCAGTTCATGGGCGCCGAGGAGTGGCCGGCGGACCTGGATGGCTACACGATCACCATGACGCTCAAGTCGGCATTCCTGGGCGTCACACTGGCGAAAGTCGGAAGCGTCGTCACCGCGACGGGGACGCAAAAAAAGGTTGCGATCGAACTGGTGACGGCCGAAACAGAAACGCTCGCTCCTGGCGGCTACCGTTATGACGTTCAGGCGACACTAGACGGCGACAACTGGACTCTTGCCGCCGGGTATGCCGTTGTTGAGCAGGACCAGACGCCATGATTGCCGACTTCTCCAAGGCCAGCGCTTCCGAAATTCAAGACGAAATCGCGCGACGCCAAGGCGTTCTGTTGCTGGGGCAGCTCGACAGGATGCAGGAGGCGATGGGCGCCTGGGACAACTGGGTTTCGCCCCGGGAACCGTACTACGACGATCCCACGGGGGAAATCTGGCACGGGACGGGCGGCGCTGATCCTGACGACGTCTCATCTGGCTTCCAGTCCGAGGAAGAACTTGCACTGGCCAGGCGAGCGACGCGCGTGCTCGCAATGGAAAACGGCTACGCTCAGTCGGGCCACAAGAACCGCCGCAACTACGTCGTCGGGACGGGCCACAAATACCGGGCGACGTCCAAGGATCCGGACAAGCCGGCCGACGAACTCGTCTCTGAAGTCCAGACGGTGATTGACGCGTTCGCGGACCGAAACGACTGGTACACCCGGCAGGGCGAGAACCAGTGGCGGTTGGATCGGGACGGGGAAGTCTTTCTGCGGTTTTTCGTCACCCGCGATGGACTGATCGTCCGCACGATTGAGCCTGGGCAAATCTTCCAATCGCACGGCGAAGAAACCGATACATTCGGAATCAAGACCGATCCGAGTGACGTCGAGGACGTCAAGGGGTACTGGGTCGACGAAGAGTTCGTTCCGGCGTCAGTGATTCAACACCGAAAGGCGAACGTCGATAAAAACGTCAAGCGGGGCTGCCCGACGTTCTGGCCGGTGCGTCACGATCTCGACAGAGCGTACAAGCTGCTGCGGAATATGACTGTCGTCACGACGACGCAGGCCTCTATCGCGATGATTCGCAAAATCGGCAACGTCTCGAAGGACGCTCTGGGCTCGTTCATTTCCGGCAAGGTGGACCACGAAAGTATCTCGCGAATCTCCGGCAAGACTGAGCAGTACGAGGACTTTACCCGTCCGGGCCGGATCTTGACGCAGCGCGGCGGGATGGAGTACGAGTTCCCGATTGTGGGCGTCAACGCCTCCGAAATGGTGGGCGTGCTGGACGCGGAACTGCGGTGCATTGCAAGCTGCCTGGTGATGCCTGAGTGGATGTTCGCGGCAAATGCGCGCAACAACAACATGGCGTCGTCGATCGTGGCCGGCTCGCCCGCCTACCGGAATTTCGAATCGCTTCAGCACGAAATGATGGAGGACGACGAAAAGATCCTGTGGCTGGAGCTGCAACTTGCCGTCCGCCAAAGCCGAATCTCCGCGACGATCGAGCAGATCCGGGAAGCGGTCGAGATCCACTGTACGCCGCCGACGATTGAGAACCTGGACCCGGAATCCCGCACGAAGAAGAACCAAATCTTGAAGCTCGAAGGGATCTTGTCGCCGCAGACGTGGTCCGAAATGGAGGGCCTGGACTACGACACTGAGCAGCAAAACCGAGTTGCGCATGTCGAGTCATATGGGGACATGTTGGGCGACGGAATCCAGACGGGCGACGATCAAGAGGAAGGCGCCGACACCAAAGATGATGCCGACGCCGGGGGAGAAGGCTAGGCTTTCTTTATCACCAATTCCGTGACCTGCGCGATTCCCAACGCCTTCACAGCCAACGCGAGAATCATGGCTTGCGTGCTCGGGACGCCGTATTCCGAAAACAGCCATTCGCGATAGTACATCGACTTCCTTTCGCCGTCGCCACAGATGACGCTTCATCCGCCGGCCGCCTTCCGAGCCAAAAGCACGACACGGGCAAGCTTGCGTACTGCCAATCCTCATTGCCGTACCGGGCGATGATGCTCGGGCCGATCGCTGACATGGAACCGCAAACGTAAATATCGTGGCCAAAGTAGTGCCCCAGATAGTTGCAGGTCTTGCAGTCATGCTTGAATTTCGGCTTTGTCGTGCTCATATTTTCATCCCTCTTGCCTTTCGTTCTTCCAGGATTGCGACGTACAGATAGTGCGAGTCCGTCGCCGGGCTAGCGTAGAGCCACCACTTCGCGGCCATTTCCCGGTATCGTTGCTCAAGCTGAGCGTCGGACCATGTTGCTACGGTTTCCGAGAAGCCGTTCATGCTTCCGTAAACTCCTTCCCCACTTCCCCATGAACCTCGAACGGCACGCCGGCAAGCCAAAGGCATTGCAGGAAATCCCAGCAGCCCGTGTGCAGCCCCAGCTTCTCGTACGAGTAAATCGATCCGCCATCCGCCAGATCCGCCGACCACACGCCGTTGCACGCGATGTGGATCTTCGTCGGCTTGCGTGCCAGCAGTTCGGCCACGCGTTCTTCGGTCGTTGACATTTCAAATTTCCTCTTTGAATCCGCAATGCGGACATTGGATTAAGACCGCGAACACTCCCGACACTGATCCCCAGCTAATGCGCATCAGAGCCGGCGATTCAAGGTCTGCATCGCCCTCCAGGTGTTTCAGCTTTTCTCGACGCTCGCGGATTCGTTCTCCGATCGTTTTTTTCATTTTGTCCCCATTCCACACAAGCCGGAACCGCTCGCCGCACCTTGGGCACGTGGCGTTTGCGAGTTGGTTATGCTCGTGGACCCCTAAAATCTCCGTCACCATCATTTCTCACCTTTCGGTTTACTTCTTTGCGTCCAGTTCGCTATACTACTATAGCGTTCGCTTTGCAAGAATGGGGACAAAATGAAAAAAACGATCGGAGAACGAATCCGCGAGCGTCGAGAAAAGCTGAGTCTGACGCAACGGCAGCTTTGCGCCGCCGCCGGGATCTCGGTTGGGTTTCTGTCGGACGTGGAGAACGGCAAGCGTGGCCTGTCGGCCGCGAATCTCGGGGAGGTCGCCAGGGCTTTGGACGCGTCGTGCGACTGGTTGATTTGGGGGAAGAAGCCATGAGAGCACCTTTTGAAAGGGGAACGATGCTGACGTTACACAGTTTTTTCAGGAGCGTGGCACGTGCGAATTTCTCCGCCAAGGAACTTGCGAAAGCGATGAAAATACGATGGGAACAAGATCCCGATGCGCCGCCCATCGTGGCCTTTTCGCCGCCGCTGCCTCCGCAGCCAGAGCCTAAGTCCTGGCAGTTTATTGTTGTTCGCCGGAAGCGACCGTGGTGGATTACTCGATCTATTGGTCTCAATATCCTGGGGCGGTTCACGGTTTCAGAAGTCCAGTGGTGCGCAACTCAAAACGGTAGATGGCAGATCACTTGGCGAATCGAGGAGCAAGACCCATTTATGTACCTGAAAAACCGCCAAGGCGAGCCGATTAGAAAGCGCAGGGTCTACAATCGCCTCGGGCCGTTTTTGCTTATTCGGCTCGCAGTGTTGTGGTTGCGCAGTGCCCGTGTACGGATTGGGGAAAACCAATGCTGACGCCAGACAAGGCCAGAGAAGTAGAAACAGATTGGACATGGCGATGCCTGTAGGCTGCGTCAGCGAGGGAGTGGGATTCCTGCTCGGGATGATGGGCGGACTCGGTTACGGTTGGTTCGCCTACGGGTTCCTCTCCGGGCTCGGGCTGGCGCTATTGTCCGGCTTGGCGGTCTCGTTCGCCTTGAGCGTTGCCGGGTTCTTTCTCGGGTACTGGGCCGCCGGCGCAAAGGCTGCACAGCAAGGAGACGCAAATGCTGACGCCAATTGATCGCGACGCCTTCGACGCCGCGCAAGCCGCTGAGCCCTCGTATTACGTCGAGGAACGTTGGCCGCTGTACCATCAGGCGATCGGGATCGCATCGGGCCTTGCGTCCGCCGGTGAACAGATCCTGGAAATCGGCCCGTACCGACTGCCGTTGTTCGCTCGATCGACGATCCTGGACCGGGAGCGGCACGAAGCGATTGTTCCGTCTCCACGCGACGTGTACGAACGCGACGCCGGCAACCTTCCGTGGCCGATCAAGAGCCGGCGATTCAAGGTCTGCATCGCCCTCCAGGTGTTTGAGCATTTCGGCAAGATCCGGCCGACAGATTCACTCTCCGGCTGGTACGGGGCCATTCAGCCGCTCGTCTTCCTGGAAATCGCGCGCACGTGTGAGCACGCGCTTATTTCAGTGCCCTGGCTCTGGGTTTCGGGCGACATCCGTCACCGCTGGATCGGGCCGCAAGTCTTCGAGTCGTGGACGCGCGTTTTCCCCTGGGAAGCGTGTTGGGACGTCGGCTCGCGCCGGCTTTTTCACTTCGATTTTACGTCGCCGGAAAAAATTTCTCAGTACTTGATGAGCGAACCCTGAAGGATTGGCTGGCCGGTCCCGTGTTCGTCGGGGCCGGCCGTTCAGAGAAAGGTGGGCCGAAGTGCCGACACCGCAGGGATGGGAGGAAGACGAATGCAAATCGTAACCGACCTTGACGCCGAGAAGCTGACTAGCTGGCTGGTGGAGGTGGATCCGCAGCCTGTACCAATTGACAGGTGGCCCGGTTGGTGGATCTGCGGAAAAGGCGACGACTTATGTTGCCAATCCGATCATGCCGGGATGATGAAGTTCCTGAATGAGTGGCAAAGACTCTGGCCCGTCAACCCCGGCGAAGTGCTGGCGTTCCACAAGCCGTGCATTTGCAATCGTCCAGCCAAATGGCACTGTGAGGTTCTCGACTGGAACTATTGCAACACTTGCGTTCCAAGAGGCTTTGAGAAGTGGGTTGCAATCCAGCCCGTCCACCGCACCGTCGCCAGCGTGCGGGTTCTTCAAAACTTCGTCCGCAGTTCTCCGCACGACGTCAAGGCCGGCCTGTACAGCAACAGCAACGAGGCCGCCGGACTGTGGGAGCGTCAGCATCCAGGGACGCCGTGCCCTGCGTTCGTGTGGGTCGTGGAGTTGAAGCAAGAGAATTAGATGCCGACAACCATTAACTCCCGCATCGCTGCCGCGCACGACGCCCGCTGGGATACCTGTCTCAACCGTTCCGAGCGGGCTGTAGGTTTGCTGCGTTCGCTCTTTACCGCCGCTTGGGATCGTCTCAAGGCCGTGATTCGGGACGGCGCAAAAGACCAGTGGACGTACCAGAAGGCCTACTCCGAAACCGTCGTAGCGATCGCGGGGCTCGACGTCGCGATTGATTCGTTTGTTGAGCAGTCGCTTCGCTCTCAAATCCAGTGGGCTCACGATACCGCGGTGGACGCTTTCTTCAGACCGATCCCAGAAGAAGGCCTGCAGGTCGTTGCCGATAGCCTGGGCAACCTGGACGCTTTCTCAGAGGCCGAGGCCCCACGCAAGTACAAGCGGATCGGACTCAAGGGGATGCGGCGAATCGTTCCGCCGCCGGACGAAGAGCGGGTGAAAGCAATCCTGCTGTCGCACGTCAACGGGATGACGTTCCGGGATCGGCTGGAAAAGCAGAGCAGGCTGATTTCGAACAAATCGGAGATCGTTCGCCGGATCGCTTCCGGGATCGCGGCCGGGAAACGTCCGGCGGAAATCCGGGACTCGATTCTGCCGCTGGTCAACGGCGTGCAGGTGTCGGCTACGCGGATAATTCGGAACGAGATGCGGCGGGTTGCGAATGCGGTCAGCGAGGACGTCTGGGAAGCGGCTGAGAACATAATCGTCGGGCACAGCAGGAGAAGCCAGCGGGACGGGAAAGTGAGGCCGCTGCATGTGATCAAGGATGGTTTGTGGTATCCGAGGGGAACCAGAAGACCAAGCCTGCCAGACGAAATTTCTTGCCGTTGCTTTTATGTCCCCAAGTACGGAATCCGCAAGATCGTCCGCACCAAAAAGAAACCGCGTCCGCTGCCTCCGCCACTCCCCAAGCGGGTTGTTCCGCCGCCTCTTCCCAAGCGGGTAACGCCGCCGATCATTAAAAAGCCGGCCCCAAAGCCGAAAGCGAAGGCGGTGAAACGTCCGATCCCGAAGGCGGCTCCCAAGCCAGTGCCGCCCGCACCAAAACCAAAAGCCTTCAAGCCGGCAACTACCGGTCCGCTGTTCGGCGACGAATTCGACGCGGAACTTTCTGGGCTGCGGAAAATCAAGGCTTCAACGCCCCGAGAGACCTATGAAGCCCGAATGAAGTCGTTCGCTTCTGGTGACAGAACGATAGCGGCCATGAAGTCCCTGGAGACGCCCGAGCTGAATACGAAACGGGACGAGTTGGAACGATTGTGGGCCAAACACGCTGAACTGAAGGACAAGGCGGACGCACTGAATCGAGCGAGAGACATGAAGGCTTTGGATATTTACGATCAAGCAGAAAAGGTGCAAGAACAGATAGCCATTGCGACGCGGGACGTGAACAGTTCACGATCCCGTCAACGGCAAAAGGCTTTGGAATTGATCCGCCAAGAGGCGAAGCAGAAGGGCAAGGTCGACATTGCATTTGCCGGGAACGACCTTCCTGAGGCGACCCGAAAGAACGCCAAAACCGCTGCCGATTTCGTGGCGGACGTGAGACGCAAAAGGCCTGGGGCGTCAGAAGAAATCGCAGTCACAGCGCAAAAGAGCGCGAGCGGACGGGCAAGCAACAACAGTAGAACCGGAGTGGTGTCACTAGGGGAGTCCGATCCGGTCCGAGTCGTAATCCACGAGTTAGGTCACACTCTTGAACGAGAAGGCGAGATCATCAAGGCCGTCAAGGCATTCCGGGAAAAGCGAGTCGGAACAGGCAATTTGCAGCGACTAAAAGACGTGCTGCCCGCGAGAG